CCCATTGCTGCCTTTAAAGCATGTGGCTTTAATGCAGGCATCTAGCCTGTCAGCGTCTGCTGCCAGTTAAGCCATGGGGTTCTGAAACCAGTACCCATGTCCGCCAATGCTTGGTACACTGTTTTCACATCATTACGTGCTACTCCAGCCTCAGCATAGATCGTGTCTAGATTAAACCATTCACGCATAGTCGCATCCTGTTCGAGGCAGGCCGCTAACAAAACTAACGCTTCAGCTCTTTCAACTGATACTCCAGTAACAGACGGGTCATAATTGCGGAAACGCTCGGGGTAAAGTAAATTCCATACTACCTCTCTGATTTCACGCCTTTCACCGTTAAAGGTCCAAGTCTTTGAAAGAAAAGTTGGATCCTGATCTGAAGTACCACAATCGTCTGGTCCAAGGGTAGTTTTAATGCCGAAATATTTCCAAACAAGTTCACAATGCTTCTCACGATCCCATGGTTCGTCATGTCTCAAATACGTTAAATTATCGTCGCCACATTTTAACGATTTAAACCTTGCAATATCACAACCTTGCATCAGTAAAACCGTCCGATCAATGACTTCGTTAATTATCGTATTGAAAGCGTACGTAGTGAACGACCCAGATACTTGGCAGCCGTGCGCATGATAAATGCCATCAAAACCATGAATATCCTTGTCTATGTAGCTATTCACCATCGCCGAGAACAATTTCTCATCCGAGTCGGATAGCTTTCCAAACAAGGGACGCATGACTTGATACATGACATCTTCAAGCAACCAGTCTGCTTGGCTTACATCAAACTTGGAGTAATCTGAACTGTACCATCTTTCATAATGGCATCTCGTTACTGCTACCCAAGAATGAACCTGGCCTTGGGTCATACCACCTTCACCCCATGGGCATTCAATGAAAAGTTGAGTGAATGGAATAGCAAAACGCCCATCCATAAGCAACGCACGTATGTCTTCCATAAGGATCACTCGACACTTCCACTTCCAACCCCACTTGCCATCAACTTTCACTGGCTTAGAGTTACTCGATCGATGACTAATGACGAAAGGTATACCGTAATGCCCCTCCTCTGCTACAAGAGCAAGATTTGAGTTGCACCATTCAAGTGCGTCGGCAAGATTCTCTCCCTTTGACCGCCTGCCGGTCAAGAATGCAAAATAACCCGCATTCTTATCGAGATTCTTCCTAAACACTTCCGATTCAGCTACCGCCTCAGTTGAAATCGGTTTCAAACACCTACCTTTACTCAATAAGGAACTCACATCCTCAGCGACACTCCTAAGGGCTTGTTGATAATGTTCATTCCATCTCAAGCTTCGGCATTGCTTGACGCAGTACAAGGACAGGTTCTCCTTTAACTGCTTAAGGGAATAGGCAGACCGACCCGGTTGCGTCATCTCCGGGGCGTTAACACATTTCAGGTGTGCTAACTGATTCTCGATTCTCTCGAGTTCTGCTTTCTTCCAAGGTTTAACGTGACGCATCATAGCCTGTTCTTGGTGACCATCGTGCAGCTGATCCAAATGGTCGGACCCGTAGACGCGCTTAAAATAAGCACGCTCGGACTCCGGGTATGAGCTACCTTCGCTGCGCCACCCGCTGGGCTGGCTAGACCCACTTTCGGTTAGACGTCTCATCTGCGCGTCCCTCCCTTACCAGGAATTTCAGACACTAAAGGTGTC